ACATTAGAATAGCCTTCCACTGCTCCTTGAGCTACAGCTAAATAAAAAGGTATATCTCCAACAGCTACACCAGAGCTACCATCTATAGGAGGAAAATGCGTTATCATTCAGTAGCCTCCCCACCTGTAACATTTACTGTGCATCCTGTAGCATCAGCTTTGACTTGTATTGTGTCAGACTCATTTAGTATTTGTGATCCTGTCCATTGTACTGTGGTATATGCCGGTAATAAATTATTAAAAAATATAGCATTTGCTGCACCGGGTGTACCTTCATTTGGCACTAAACTTACGTATATTCTCTTGGAAGAGCTTGATGTATTTACTATAGTTATATCTTTAACATATGTTCTTGTATTAACTGGACATGAGTACATACTAATATAATTAGTTGTCATTTCTGCCTGCCCTAGTAATTCTGGTGTAACGCCTTGAAAAGCCATTAACTATCTCCTAACCATTGTAGTGTAAGTAACATATCTAAATGTCCTTTAACTTGTCTATTAACTCCATCTACTTCATTAAAGTAAAGTCTAAGTTGGTTTGTCATTTGTAAAGCTTGGTCTCTATTATATTCAGGAGATGGATTAGATAAGTTAGGTGCAACAGTTACTTTTGTATGTTTTTGACTCATTAGCCTCTCCTTCCGTCAACTCTAAAGTCTATTCTAGCTGTACCTAGTTGCCACTGAGTACCTACAGTATCTGACGCTATTTTAAAATTCATTTGTCGTCCTCTTGCTCTTACATATACTTGATTAGTATATTGGTCCACAGTTGCAGTAGTTATAACATCGCGAGTTAAAGTATTACCTGCTACATCTGTTGTAGCGTTTGCAGCACCTGGAAAGTTTCTTACCCCCACTGTTACTTCTACTTCAGGAGTTGCCGTCGCCGAAGAGTTGGTAAAGTTGACGTCAGGTATTACTCTCTTAGTTAATACAAAAGAATCTCCGTCATCTATACCTATATCAGCTGATTCTATGTATGCATCAATAGCAGTTGGGTCTGCTCCAGGAGTAACTACGTTGTCTTTACCATCCTCGTGTTGATACACATAACCACTACTTGTTGCAAGTGGGAATTTGATACTACCAGAGTTAGCCCACGCTGTGCGAGATAGTGAACCATAATACCAAATCTGTTCTTGATAATTAAAGATAACATAACTATCAACAGTGTCTGAATTCGCTGAACAATAGAACCATATAACTTCATTAAACTCACTATTAATACCTGCAAAGTTAAGGTACCCGTTTGTTTTATTCATGTTTTCAAAAACATGTTGTTTTAGTGTGCAAGGTAATGTATTGACTCTACCATCATACATAAAGAACTTATCAGTACCCATCCAGAATATATTATTGTTTGCTTCTGCTACAACGTTTGGACCTATAATGTTAATAGAATCAGATATTTCTTGTAGTGCAAATACTTCCTCTGTTCCTAAAAACTGCACAGTATTTAAAGCTGTATCTGTCCAAATCAATACTTCTTGTCTAGCTCTAAACCCAGTTACAATACCTGAACCTTGTTGAACTCGTAAGAATCCTGCTGTATTAGTTAGTTGAGGTTTCCATTCTTCTGGTTGTGGGCCTATGTTTGGATCAACGTTTGACCATCTAATAAGTAGTGGGTCGTAAGCACCTAGATAATTAACTTCTTGATATGTACCTACTGTAGTAGCATTAGAACCTGGATCATAAGCTAGTGCATAAGTAAATGTAGTAGCAGTAGGCGTAGACAATACTTGAAACTCTCCTTGATAAGCTGATGGAGCTTGTCCTGTCAATAATACCCAGTCATTTACACTTAATCCATGACCAGCTGCTGTGGTAACTGTAGCGGTTGTACCTGACCTTGTAATAGAAGAAATAGTTTGCCCTGCAGTATAGTTTTCTGCATATTCAGTACATCCTAAAGCTAATAAATGTCCACTAAATGCAAATATAACTTTACCTACTTGTTCAGGCACTGCTCTTGAGCCAGTCAGAGTATTAAGTTTTACTGCTCTGTTTGAAATTGTATCTGTATAGTCCCAGTAGAATATATCAGAATCTTGTATATTATAAATAAGGTCATTACCAAAGTGTTCTTGGAAAATAACTCTAGGGTCAAATATAACAGGGGTAGTTGAACCTGAACCCCACGTGCCTCTACCATAAGTCCCTGCACCCCAACCATAACCATAAGTAGTAGATGAGTACCCTACTGGATATTGAAAAACGGCAGTGATTGATGTACCGCCGCCCGCAGCTACTGTACCTGTTGCCGCAGTTGTAACTGTTATTTCAAAGGTGTTACTCGTAACATTACTTATTTGGTGTTCAGTATTTATTTCAGCTGCTGGAACCCCACCTACTGCAGTAGCTCCACTAATTGTTACATAGTCATTATCAGCTCCACCGTGTCCTGTTATTGTAACTACTATTGTAGTAGATGTATTTGTAGTGGCTATGCAATTATTTGTAGCGGGTGTAGTAAAAGTTGCACGGATAGGTGTAATATCATAAAGGGTAGTACCTAATATAATATAGTTTTTCTCGTTAGTGCCTACAGATATAATAGTATTATCGTCCGTAGTACCATATTGAATAAGAGAGCTAGCTTCACCAGAATAAGCAGTAAAGTTAACAGGCGTCCATCCACCTATTTTTTCAGGATAACCTTGTCTAAAACGAATCTTATCACAAGCATACCAGCTACCTTCTGACGAATAGTTGGTTCTATCCCTATTTATTCCGGGTTGGAATATAAGTTTTTTTAGTGCCATATTATTTTTCTCGCATTAATAGAGCGTGTTCGGCAAACCTACGTCTAACTAAGCCTTTCAGTATACGTCCACCCGCACGGCGATACATTAAAAGAACTTCGCCAGCCCTCTCTTTATCACCACGCTTAAAAGCTGACCGCACCGTCGATCGCTGAAATGTCCCCAAACCAAGATTAAAGCTAAAGCTGACAAGAGCATCAAACTCAGACTGTGTTGGTTGCACAGGATATAACAGACGAAGTACTCCATTTTCAAATTTTACTAAATCTTCCTTTAATATTGCATCTATCTCATCAGAGTCCAATTCGCGATTCCATGAATCAGGTAACTCAGTACCACGAGTGATAAGATGACCAACGCCCACAGTCCAATATCCAGCAGGACATCTATAAGGTTTCTTACGCACTCCTTCAAAAGCTTTTATAAGGGTAATCCCTTCCTCTGATGTATTCATGTTTCACCTTTATTTTCTCTTTTCCCATGTGCGACTTCCAAACCAGAAGCCAATGATAGAAGCTATTATAGCCATTTCTTCATCACTAAATACAATTTCCATAGCTTCAGCAAAGTTTACTCCAGAATCCATAGCCCACATCAATCCTGTAATATCAACAAATAAGAGAAGAACAAGAAAAATATAGGTGACAATGGGGCGAACACTAGCACGGAGATTAATAACCCAAGAAGACGCACCTTCCGCGAGTTTTTCGTCATGCTTATATAACGCGATTCTTTCTTGTGTGTATGTGTCCATCTCGACTTGATCAGTTTTAAGCTCTTCAATTTTTTCTTGAGATTTATATCCTGCTTTAGCCATTTCCATAGCTCTTTCCATTTCAATACGAGCCATCGCACATTCATGTTTTTGGTCACCTTTTTGTTTGAAAAAATCTAGAACACTAGGTAATCCTGATGTTGCAAAACCTAGCACAGCTGATAAAATTGATAACATATAAATATACTCCAAAAGTATTGACTTTACAGGAATAATTATACCTTATTTTTATCTAAACCATGTAAGATATATTATCCATTAATCCTATCTCCGTAATGCTCCCAATGAGATCCTTCACCTCTTACATAATGTAGAAATACTTGAGCATACTCAGTTCCTTCAAATTTATCTCTCCAATGTGTTGATACCATACCCTGATACAATATTGCTTGTCCTGGTTTTAATTCTATATTAACTTTTTCTCCATCAGGTTTAGTCATCCATATAGGCCACTCATGGTCACCTCCTAAATGTAGAGTAACACTTATTTCACAAGAAGGTCTGTCCGTGTGTTTTTCTAATATTTCACTATTTTTATATAACCTTGCATAAGTGTAAGTAGGTAACATGGTTTCTTCCATAATATCACTCACATCTTTTATTTTTTCGCATAGTATATTTAAGAAAGGTCGGTAATTATATATTGAAGGTGATAAAGAGCATTGTGGGTCTCTACTAAAAGCTTCAGGATTATCTATCACCTCTTTTTTAAGCTGTTTATATAATCGCTCTGCTCTCTCTGATACAATAAAATTATCAAGAATTAAATAATTATTACTTTGGAATATATCTTTATAAGTTTTAGTCATATAATTAAAATTCTAACCAACCGGTTATGATATATTTAGTTCCTCCGATAGGAGGGTTTCCTCGGTGTGTATGAGTAAATGCTGCAGGNAATATAACCACATCACCCATTTTTGGTTTGTACCTGTATTGTTGGTATAAAAATTCAGTTTCACCGGCTTCAAAATTATCATTTAAATATACAGTCCAAACTAATACTCTATTCTGATGCTCTCTTTTATCTGCTTCACAATGCCAAACATGATAACCTTGCCCTGGTTCAGTCTTTTGAATTTTAGCTTCATAATATCTTATTCCACCTATTTCTCTAAGTTGACTATATTTATTATAATAAAGTTGAACAGCTTGATTCATAAAGGGTATATCAAATTTCTGCATGAAATTACCACTGAGGTGATTTAAGTTAAAATCGTATATTGGAAAATGAACTGTTTTATCATCTTTGATTAAAGAACTAGCATTTTCTTTTTCTTTCCTATTTAAACAAAGACCATGTTTATTGGCGTGTTCAAAGCACTGTATTGTATAATCACAAAACTCTTTATCAAACACACTATACACTTCTATAAAATTAGGTATTTCCATATTATCTAAACCAAGTAGTTATTGAATATCTTGTCCCTTTAGTAACAGGCATGACTTCATGAGGATACATAAACGTGGAAGGAAACATTAATACATCTCCCTTATTTAATTTATATTTTAACTTTCTATCAAAAAAAGCAAATTCTCCGCCTTTATAATCATCATTTAGATGTATAGATGCTGTAACCAATCTAGGCTCTAATAAAAAAGAGTCTGTATGTTGTGTATAAAATTGACCTGTCTTATATCTTAATAGTTGATACCCAGTATCTTCTGCAACATGTGAATGCTTAAACATACTATTATAATTTTTAATACACTCTCGAACATTGTTAAAAACAATATCATCTATTTTTCTTCTCTGCAAATTATTTTGAATTACTTCAGGTGAAGATATATTTATAACATCACAATTACGAGTTTTATCATTTATTTGATTATATTCAACTGTAGTTTTAGTCCATTCGGTTGAATCTTTATATTCTTGTAAAACAATATCAATAGTTTCTTTAGGAACAAGACCTTCAAAAATAACGATGTATTCTTCTAAACGTTCCATTTTACGTAAGGGTGGTAGTTATATACTACGCAGGGTGAAGGGTGTTGATCATCTTTAACAAAAAGATGTAGGTTATGTTTCAGGGGTTACTTCGCTTTCTGCCGCTGCCGCTNCCGCTTCCGCTGCGATTCTGGCATCTTCAGCTCCTTGCCATTTAGTTACACAGTTGTTAACCCAAGTAGGTAATTCAGTAATAGCAGTATTTTCCTCTCTATTATCATACTCTACTTCGCCAGCTGAACCATCCCATTGTAATGCCCATACATTAGTAGGAATATTACAACTTGATAAATCTAATCCTGTGAATGAACGGCCATCTACATAAACTGCGTTATCTTCCACAATAATTGATATTTTTGCCATTTTATTTATCTCCTAATAATTTTCGTTTGGCGGTTTCTTCTAACAATTTTACACTACTCTCGTTAGCTTTAACCATTTCATTTCTAAACGACTCTACAGCCGCNCCAGTTTGTCTTTGTTGACCAGAATTCTCAACTAAAAGCATCGGTAACCAAGTGACAGCACATGCATACTCATCTATATCTTTGCCAGTATTCATGTCTTTTCCTTGTAGTTTAGTAAACCACATACACTCTAACCCTATACACTTCTTCTTCAATAAGGGACAATATTCCCCTTTAGGTAGTTGCATTAATTAAACCTTTCTTTAAGCTTTCAAAATTAGTATTTACTAACTTAAACATTAACGTTCTTCTTTCCATAAAACACTTTTTAGATATTGATCTAGCTGAATGAGGTATATGCCCATCAAATATAACAGCTCTACCATATCTAGGTAATACAGATTTTACTATATCATGGTTATAATACCAAGAGTCACCAAAATCATCAGTAAACTCTCCACTATAAAAAACTGTTTCACCACCCCACTGACTATGCCATTCAGGGTTCATATAGATAATACAAGTAGTTACGTTATCTTCTAATCCACCATCAATATGAGTAAACCCTTCATCACCAAATGTCATGACATTCATATAACAAGAATTTAAATTACTATCTTGTACGCCAGTTTTACTTTTAAACCATTTCCAAATATCTTCAGCTTCTTTATTTTTAAACTCTAATCTAATAGATTGGTTATGAGCGTCGTAGTCACTTCCATATTCTATGCAAGTTGAGTAAAAATTTTCACCATCATCTGATCTAATTCTATTTATGGCTAGATTTAAATCATTATATTTATCTAATAGCTCTAAAGGTATTGCTTTATCTAATACTTCTATATTCACTCATTAATCTTTCGATGCAATAATTACATCCACATACTGTACAGCTAAATCAACTGAATCTGTATCAGAGAAGCTGTGAGTATGGCTTGATCCTGAGAATGGGTGATTGTGAGCTGCTCCACCACCTGCATTTCCAGTATTACCACCAGGATAACTCATTAGATTGGAACCAAATCCGTTACCAGCACTACCTGGTGCAGCACCGCCACCGCCACTACCATGAGAGTGAGATGGAATTCTATTTGTCGCAAGAGTATGGTTACCAACAGAACCGCCAGCTGCTGTACTACCTGATGTACCTGAAATACTAACAGTTTGACTTGTAAATGCTGTTGTAAACGCTACTGTACCGCCTGTTCCTGCTGTACCAGAAACTATTCG